GCGTAGAGCCAGATTTTTGGGTCAACCTTGACCCCCGCGACCGCACCAACGGTATCAAGCACAAGAACGACCGCACGCTGTACCTTGTGGCCTCGCGCTGCCCGCCCTCCACGTTTGACTACCTTCAAGGTAAGCGCGTGATGCTGTGGCACTCATGGGCTGAAGGCCCAGAAATGGATGCGATGGGCGAAGGCAAATTAGCCATTGGTGGCGGCACGACCTCTGGTCTGCGTGCCATCAACATCGGGTACATCCTAGGATTCCGTAAGTTTTTCTTGTACGGCTACGACTCCTGCAATAGCCCCGACGGACGTAAGCGGTTCACGGGCGAGTTGCCGGGTCTGACCGTAGACATTTGGGTAGGCGGCCCAGAGGGCAAAAAGTTCAACGCCAATGCCGCCATGGCCCAGCAAGCCAACGAATTCCAGAAACTGTTTGAGGTGATGCCCGACCTAAAGATAGAGGTCGTCGGCCCCGGATTGATTGCTGAAATCATGCGCTGTCGCCGCGACACGGCAAAGGCGGCGTAATGGCCATCCCCTCACGCGTCCTCGGCAGCGGCATGAGCCAACTTTCTACCGTTAGCATTTGCGGTGACGGCGAAGATGACATCGTGGCGGCGGGAACGTCAGCCGGTGATGCCACGCAACTAACGTTCGTATTTAATTCGGTAGACACCACGCCAAACAATAGCGGTGTAAAATTACCTCCGACTGAAATGGGTGCTGTCGTTTTTATTGCAAATAGCGGCGTTCACACTTTGAAGGTTTACCCGCAAAGCGGGTCAACGATCAATCAGACGACATTCGCCGGCATCCCCCAAAACCATACAACCCTGTTTTTTGCTGTGTCCAACACCCAATGGTACAGCCTAAACGGTGAACGCGTTTAACCCCAATCCCTACTGGAGAAGGAAATGCTAGACAGTGACATCAACAATGCCGACGCCCAACTACACGTTGAGTTTTATGCACGCGAGGACGGCCCCAACAAGGGCAACGTCTATTGCCGCATCCAAGCCCCCGGCGACAAGACCAACGTGATTGACCAACCGCTGCGCGATGATCATAAGGCGCGTTTCCCGCGTCAGTGGCTTTATTTTCAGATGCAACAGAACGAAGGCGCGGCCTCGCAGATCGGCACCCCGCTTACGCAGTGGCTTGCCGACTCGCCCGATGACATCAACCGCGACCAGATCGCAGAACTGTCCATCCTAAAATTTGTCACTGTGGAACAATTAGCCCTTGCCTCGGACGCCCAACTACAGCGCGTTGGCATGGGTGCCATTGGGCTGCGCGAAAAGGCGCGAATGTATCTAAATCGCAAGAACCGCTCAGACGCCAGCGCAGAGTTGGACTCTACGAAGCAGCAACTTGCCGAACTTCAAGCACAGATGGCCGAACTGCTGGCGTCACAAAAGCGCCGTGGCAGACCGCCAAAAGAATTAACGGAGGGATAGTATGGGCAGCACGATGGTTCAACTCATCACCGAGTGTACGCAAGAACTCGGTATCCCGACCCCCACCAACGTTGCCGGCAACAACAGTCAAGATGTCGTGCAATTGTTAGCGTTGATGAACGCGTGTGGGTATGAGTTTCTCCGTCGTGCTGATTGGCGTGAATTGACCCGCCAGCATACGTTTTACACTGAGGCAACAACCGCAACGGGCGATTGGGTCAACGGTGTCGCAGCCATCACCGGGCTTGCAAGTACGGCGGGGCTATCAACGTCCTACCAAGTGCAGGGCGTCGGCATCCCAAACGCAACGTATGTCACCTCGGTTGGCCCAACCAGCGTCACGCTTAACTATCAGCCAACGGAAACGGTAGTCGGCGGGCAAGTTATCTTTCAAAAGGTAAAGTACGACCTTCCGGCTGATTACGTCAGCACGGTTAACCGCACACATTGGGATAAATCTAAGCGGTGGGAAATGCTCGGCCCCGAGTCACCGCAGCAGTGGGAGTGGCTCTTGTCGGGCTATATCAGCACCGGCCCGCGTATCCGCTGGCGCTTGCTCGGTAAATATTTTCAGATTTGGCCGGGAATGAACGGTGGGGAGTTGCTCGGCTTTGAGTATCGCAGTGCGGCGTGGGCGTATGCTGCTGACGGCACGCCGAAAAACAGTTTTACGGTAGATAGCGACACCTGCATCTACCCAGATCGTTTGATGGTGCTAGGCACCAAACTTAAATACTTTGAAGCGAAAGGTTTTGACACGACCGCCCTTTACCGCGATTACTTGATGGAACTTGAAACAGCCGTTGCCCAAGACACCGCAGCGGCCAACCTGTCATTTGCGCCGCGACCCGGCACGGTGCTGATCGGTTACGACAACATCCCCGACTCGGGCTACGGTACGGATAGCCAATAATGGCCGCTCGTCGGAAACTCATCCAGCGCACAAGCAACAACGTTGCATCGCTCCCCGCTCCCGTCGGCGGGTGGAACGCACGCGATGCGCTGGCCAACATGGCGCCGACCGATGCGGTAACGCTGGAGAACTTATTTCCGGGGGTGTCTAGCGTTGCATTGCGCGGTGGTTACATTAACCACGCCACGGGTATGTCTGGTCAAGTTGAAACTTTGTTGACCTACAACGCTGGGGCAACCGACAAAATGTTTGCCGTTGTGGGCGGCAACATTTATGACGTTACCTCCGCAGGCGCGGTAGGCGCGGCGGTCAAGTCGGGTTTAACGAACAGCCGATGGGAATACGTCAACGTCACAACGGCAGGCGGGGCATATCTTTATGCCGCGAACGGCGTTGACGCGCCTTTGCTTTACGACGGCTCAACGTGGACATCTATCACGAATGCCTCTAGCCCTGCCATTACGGGAGTGACGACCACATCGCTAATTAGCCCAACGCTTTTCAAAAACCGTATGTGGTTTATTGAAAAGGACACGCTAAAGGCTTGGTATTTGCCAACCGCAAGCGTGGGCGGCGCGGCACAAGTTTTAGACCTCTCCACGGTTGCCCGCATGGGCGGCGCATTGCAAGCCATGGCAACATGGACGATTGACGCAGGCTACGGCGTAGATGACAACCTTGTGTTTGTCACAAACCAAGGTGAAATCATCGTTTATCGCGGAACCGACCCCTCCAGCGCCTCTACTTGGGCGTTGATTGGTATATGGCAAGTCGGATCGCCCGTATCACGCCGTTGCGTTGCCAAGTACGGCGGCGATTTGTTGGTGTTGACGTTGGATGGATTGATTCCGCTTGCATCAGCGTTGCAATCGTCACGGTTAGACCCGCAAGTGGCGTTGTCAGACAAGATTCAAGGCGCATTTGCTGCGGCAACACGCACCTATAAGGACAACTTTGGGTGGGGATTGCTCTACAACCCGCTCAACAACGCCCTAATTGTCAACATTCCAATTAATACGGGCGCACAACAGCAGTTTGTGATGAACAACATCACAAAAGCGTGGTGCAACTTTACGGGTTGGTACGCAAACTGCTGGACGCTGCTCAACGACACCCCCTATTTTGGCGCGAACGGCATTGTTGCCCGCGCTTGGGTTGGCGGTACGGGAGCCGATAGTTACGCAGACAACGGCGCGGCGATACAAACCCGATCGCTGCAAGCCTTTAACTATTTTGACACTCGCGGTGTTATCAAATACTTCACCCGAGGCCGCCCGACGCTGTACTCCAACGGCCAACCTGCCATCAGCATTGGCATTAACGTAGATTTTCAGACCGCCGACTTAGTTGGCCCCTTGTCATTCTCGGGAACCGCTTATGGTTTGTGGGATGTTGGCCTGTGGGGTCAAGCGTTATGGGGGTCGGATTCGGTCGTTTCAAACAACTTTGTAGGTCTTCAAGGCATTGGTTATTGCGGCGCTGTGAACTTCAACAGCAAAAGCAAAAACTTGTCGTTGGAGTGGGCATCAACAGACATCGTGTATCAACTCGGATGGGCTGGCGCATCGTAAGCGGCCCCGAAGTGGGCCATTGGACAATGGCAAGAACGGACGGCCACTATAACGCCGACCGTTCAACGGCTATTGGCCTTGAAAAAGACGGTCAATTGGTCGCCGGCACGGTTTACGAGATGTGGAACGGTAAATCTATCGTTTGCCATATTACTTGGGATCAGATTACCCCAGCATACCTCGCTGCGGTGTACGACTATCCCTACAACATCGCAAATGTTGATAAGATCATAGGGCCAATAAGCAGCAACCATACCCGGGCGCTGAAACTGGTCACAAAGATGGGGTTTTCAGAGGAAGCGCGAATTAAAAACGCCGCTCCCGACGGAGACATCGTGTTTATGACGCAGACACCAGATCGGTGTCGTTACTTGGAGCCTCGGTATGGGCAAAAGATCGCCGGCACCACCGCCAACACCTGATTATTCTAAAATTGCCATGTTGCAAGGCCAAGCCAATTTGGAGGCGGCCAAGCAATCGGCATATATGTCCAACCCGAACGTCTACACGCCGACGGCGCAGCAGACGGTGCAGTGGACAAAGCAGCCGCAATTTAACGAAAAAGCGTACAACGAGGCGTTGCAACAGTATTGGTCGCAAGCGCCAGATGGTTATACCGGCCCAGAACCATCCCGCGAACAGTTCACGACCTACGTTGAACAGCCGACAATTCGGCAAGAGTTGGTCGGCCCTGCCAAGGACATCTTTGCCACGCAGCAGCAGGCCGAGCAGGCCATGGCAAACCTTGGTTTGCGAGAGATCGGCGACTTGTCGCAGTTTCTCGGTCAAGATTTCCAAGCGCAATTGCCGCAAATCCAAACGGCCCTTGGCGGCTATGGTCAGGTAGCGCAAGCCCCGAACGCTGCGGCCTACGGGCAAGCCACAGGAATCGGCCCGCAAGGCGAGATCGTAGGGCCACCCCAAGCCGGCCAATACGGCCCCCTTACCCAATTTGGCGCAGGGCAGTTACCGGGGCAATATGCACCGACCGGCACCGCCCAAGGCTTGCAAGGTGCGCTACCCGGAGTGTCAACCGGCCCTGCTGCCGGTCAGTTTGGCATGGCGGGCGGTGGCCCGCAGGCGCAAAGCCTGCAACAGATCAACCCTGCGGCCTTTGGTGCCATTCAAGGCGCACCGGGCGCGGGTCAGTATGGATTAGCCCAAGGCGGCCCTGACGCGGGCTTATACGGCCTTGCAGGCGGTGGCCCTGCTGCGCCGCAGGTTGGCGGTCTTAACTTAGCCGGTGTGGGAACTGCTCAAGCCGGGGTAACGGGCGGTCAGTTTGGCGCAGCCGCAGGCGGCCCGCAGGGCGTGCAGTTTGGCGGTTTGGATACGTCCGGTTTAATGGGCATTCAAGGCGGTGTAGGACAGTTTGGACAAGCCCAAGGCGGCACGGTTGCCGGCCCGCAATTAGGAGGCTTGAACACCTTTGGCGTGGGACGCGTGCAACGCGCACCGGGCCAAGGTCAGTTTGGTTATGCCCAACAGTTTGTAGAAGGGCCAGAGTTACAGCGTCAGATTGACGTACAAGGATTAGCCGCAGCACCGATCAGCGCAGGCACAACGGCGCAACAAGCGATTATGTCGCGCCTTGGCCCTCAACTTCAGGGCGAACGCCAACAACTTTACACCCAATTGATTAACCAAGGACTTGTGCCGGGTGGTGAAGCGTTCAACGCGGCCATGTCAGCGCAAGCACAAAAGGAAAACGACCTTATCTTGCAAGCCGCAGCGCAAGGCATTGCGTTAGATCAAGCGGCACGCCAACAAGGTTTTGCCGAACAACAATCTCGCGCCATGTTTGCCAATCAAGCCGCCCTCCAAGGGTTTGGGGCGGGCATGGAGCAGGCAGGGCTATATAACGTCGGCCTTGGTCAAAACGTGCAGCAAGCCCTTGCCACGCAGGCCGCTGCCAACGCCGCTCAACAACAAGCATTCCAGCAGCGCCTTGCTGGCGCAGAGTTTGGGCAGCAAACAGAACTTGCGCGATTTGGCGCAGGAATGCAATCAGAGGCTGCACGCAATCAAGCCATTGCACAAAACACGCAATTGGCGTTGCAAAGCGGGCAGTTCGCAAACCAAGCCCAAGCGCAACAATTTGCACAGCGGTTGGCCGCAGGCGAGTTTGGCAGAGAAGCGCAACTGGCGTCGTTCCAGACGGGTCAGCAAGCGCAGCAAGCAATAAACGCGGCCATTGCTCAGAACTTCCAGCAAGCCATGGCGGCTGATGAAGCAGCCCGAGCCGCGCAAGCGCAGCGTTTTGGTCAAGCGGTCACAGGAACACAAGTCGGTGCGGAACTTGCCGGCCAGCAGTTTGGCATGGCCCAACAAGCCCAACAGGCGCAAAACCAAGCCATCGCGCAAAACTTTGCACAAGCACAGCAAGCCCAGCAAGCACAAAACCAAGCCGCTGCGCAGAACTTCCAGCAAGCCCTCGCCGCTCAACAAGCCGCGAACCAAGCGCAGCAACAAGGTTACGCGCAGCAGATGGGTGCGGGTGAGTTTAACCGCGAGGCATTGTTAGCGCAGTTTGGTATGGGTCAACAAGCCCAGCAAGCCGCTAATCAAGCCATGGCACAGAACTTTGCGCAGGCTCAAGCCGCCGCACAGATGCAGAACCAAGCGGGCGCACAGCAGTTTGGTCAGCAAGTGACCGCTCAAGAACTACAGAACCAAGCCCTTGCGCAGAACCAAGCGCAAGCATTGGCCGCCTACCAAGCCAATCTGGCGCGTCAACAGCAAGGTTTTCAACAAGCGGGCGCACAAGCCGAATTCACAAACCGCGCACAAGCACAAGCGTACCAGCAAGCAATGGCACAACAAGCCGCCGCCAATGCCGCGCAGCAGCAGCGGTTTGGGCAAGCCATGGACATCCAAGGTTTGTACAACGCCGCCATGCTGCAAAACTACCAAATGGCGATGTCGCAACAGGCTGCGCAAAACGCCGCACAGCAACAGCAGTACAACCAACTCGTCGGTGCTGCAACGTTTGGCAACCAAGCGGTACAGCAGGCGCTTCAGCAGCAGTTGGCGCTACGCAATCAGCCGCTCAACGAAATCTCTGCGTTGCTCTCAGGATCGCAAGTACAGATGCCGCAGTTCCAGGGCTACAGCGGCGTGCAAGTTGCCGCGACTCCGTATCTGCAAGCCGCCCAAGCGCAAGATGCTGCCGCAATGCAGCGTTATGGCATCCAAGCCAACCAAGCCGCCAGCAACGCAAGCGGTTTGTACGGATTGGCGGGAAGCCTTGGCAGCGCGGCAATCATGTCCGACCGCCGCTTAAAGTCCAACATCGTGCGCGTCGGCACGCACCCGCTCGGCATCGGCATCTACGAGTACGACATCTTTGGCGAACGTCAACGCGGCGTGATGGCCGACGAAGTGCAAAAGGTCAAGCCCGAAGCGGTCGTAACTCATCCAAGCGGCTACAACATGGTTAAGTATGGGTTGCTGTTATGAAGTACTACAAAGCCCACCAAGATCGTACCGACCCGCAACGCCTTGCAGAAATGCTAGCAATGCAGGAAGCCAATCAAAAAGTTAGTACTGACTACGGCGCGTTACCGTCCATGTCATCGGGAAGCCCTAACTTCATTAACCCGATGGATTTAGAAAAGATGCGCCGCACAGCCATGAACCGCAAAGCGCAAAAGATTGGCAAGAACACCTACGACACCACCACACCTACAGATACGACGGGGTTAGCATGAACGGATTTACACCCGACCGACCGCAACGCATGGCGCAAATGTTAGCGTTGCAGGAGCGTAATTCATCGCTTAACGCCCCAGCGGGTCAGCGGGACGGTATGCCGGCGATGCGTCCGTCACTCGCGTATAGCGGCGCTACGCCAAACACCGCCGCAGGCATCGCACCGCAAGCCATGAATTTTAACGGCCCAATGAACACCCCGCAGCCCGGAATCACCGGCTCTCGCGGCTATTCATCGCCACAACTCGGTAACGGGCCGCGCAAGCCCGCCTCCCCCGGCATGACGACGCCGCAAGGAGGGCAGTACAGAGGTGACTTTGATGCGAACTTATAAAGCATTTACGGAACCAACTCCCTACGAAATAGAGAAGCAGCGTGCCGAACGGCAACGCCGCTACGCTGAATTGCTGCAACAGCAAGCGATGGCGCCAGAAGAGGAACCGTACACATTCCAAGGGTTCCGTGCGATGCCGTCACCCGCAAACGCGCTGAGTCGCGTATTGCAAGCGTACGCCGCAAAGAAAGTAGGCGAAAAAGCGGAGCAAGCCGAAGCCAGAGCGCGTGAAGCAGACGTTAAATCTGCTATTGAAGAAATGCAGCGTATTAACAAGCCACCTGAAGCGGTGGAGTTTGGCGATATTCCATTTATGCGCCCCGAAGATCAAGAGCGCGTGAAGGCTTTGACAGGGCAAACGTCCGTTACTGGCCCAGAGTTCAACATTAGCCCGACCGGCGAAGTGACGGGATTCCAGCCAATGCAAATGGGCGAAGTGCCAGATTTGCAACCGTATTTACCAACAATGACCGCAGATCAAAAGCGGTTGGCTTATGCAAAGATGTTGGGCGGCGGCACGGTCAGTCAGTTGTTGGGAACGCAAGGACTTGCCGGACTTGAGAAAAGCGCCGGAGAAATGCCTTATGCGAAAATAGATTTGCTGGGTGCTGATCCAGAAAGTATTAGGGCGTTTGAAGCCAGCGGCAGAACAGACTTTAGTTTGGTTCGCAGACGAGATGACCCAAGCAAGCCATTTTTTACGCCAAAAGATATTGCTGATTTACGCTTGAAACAAGCATCAGAAAATGTGGCTCGGGCAAAAGTTTTGAGTGATTTGCCCGCAAATCAACAATCTATGGTGCCAAGTATCCCATCAATAGAAAGTTTGCTAAACACGCCAGAAAACTTGCGCCCATATATGACACCGGGTGGCATGACTCGCGGCGCAGACCTTGAAACCGGCGAATTTACGCCAGAGCGTGGATTGCAGTATCGCGGTCAAGCAACGACGGCTACAGGTGCGCCAGTTAGCGGCGAACAAAAACCCGTTATTGAGCGTGTATCGCCAAAAGACTACGGCACGCTGGTTGCGAAACAACCGACAGATAAGCGGGCAGCACAAACGGCGCTTGGACAAATTTCCATGATGCGGAACTTTATCCAAGACCTTCAACAACATGGCGGCACGGATTACATTTTTGGCCCAATCGCATCAATTACGCCTGACATTCGCGGTTCAGCCACCTCTGCTCGGTCGTTATTTGACACGCTCCGAGAGCGATCAAGCGTTGAGGCGTTGAAGCAAAGCCGTGCTGAAGGATTTGCTCCGGGTAGCATTACGGAACAGGAATGGCCCCGGTTTGAAACAGCAATTGGCGCGATTCGGGGTGCAAAAGACCCGCGTGCCATGCGTGTTGCGCTGGAAAATGCTAACGCACAGTTGCAAGACATTGAGCGACGCATTTTGGGCAACTATCAAGGAACGTATGGTTCAAAGTTCCCGCTTGAATGGTCGCCAGCGCCGTACAAGCCTGAAAGTTCGTTATACCCAACGCCAAAAGCCAAGTCTGAAGATCAAGCAGTATTTGACGAAGCAGATCGGTTAATTCTGGAAATGCAGCGAAGGAGAGCGCCGCGTGGCAAATGAGTCATTGCTAGAACCAGCGCCACTTGTTGAGCAAAAGCAATCTCGGCGTTATGCCGATTGGTTGAGGCAAAACAAGGATTTGATGGATACCGACGAGTACGCCACGATTGCGCGGGCGTACCAAATGGCTCGTCGCAAGGAAGAAAGCCTAACGGGCATGGAGGCGATTCAAGAGGGTATTGCTAAGTTGCCCGCAAGCACCCTCAAACTTGGCAAGGATGTTGTAACGGGCGCGGCTGATGCGTTAAGTTTTCCGTTCCGCGAACCCCGCAAGTTTGCAGAGACGGCTTTTAGCGTTGCTCAAACCGCATTGCCCGCCGTATCGGGACAACCATCAGAATCGCCTCTGACCGCTCCTGCGGCGGGGATATTGGGTCATTATCGCGGGTATCTTGACCCTGATGTGCTAAAGCGCCGGTTTGCCGACGATCCTGCCTCAACGCTGTCTGACCTGTCGTTGGTTGGCTATGCGGGTGGGCGATTGTTAAAGGCTGTTCCGACTGCGCC